TTTGAGATCCCATCCATGGACTTTGTTGCATCTGATTCTGAGCCACGATCGTTCCCCCAGGTATGCCTGTTGGTTGAGGGCCTACAGGCATTTGAGGTTGTTGTATACCAGGTTGAGGCATTCCCATCGTTATCGCTGGGAGACCTGTTTGGCCTCCGCCTGCGTATCCAATTCGTCCACCTTCAGCATTCGGTTTTCTTTTTAATTTCTTTTCCGTGTAATTTTTAATCATCATTTCAATATCCATGATGTCTTTGTCAATATCCGTGTATTTATCAAGATTTTGAGCTTTCAGGCCTGCTTCATCCAATTTACCCATTAAAAAATTTAAACCTGGATCATTCATCTTTTTCACCATCGCCTGATGAGCAAGAGTTTCTTTATCAATCTTCGCAGCTCTTAAAATCGTTTCTAATTGTTGTAATTTTAAGTTATCAATATAATCCGTATCGCCTTTACCCATAAACTTTCCAATTCCCTGAGGAGGTGGAGGAAATACTCTTTTATTTTTTCCTTTTAATCGTTTAAGCAAAGCTCTTAATCCCGCAGAGCCACCAAAGATAAACTCGGCTCGTCCGCCTTCAGCTTTCTTTGATATATCCATATCTAAACCTGAAGTCGCTTGAGCAGCTGCAACCGCTTCTTCATAACTCAGTCCTTCTGCTAAATACATTTGAATTAAAGCTTCCTGATCAACAGGTCCTCCAGGATTAAATCCAATTCGTCCGCCTTCAGCTTTTTTTGGTGGAAGAGTATGATGACCCAAATCAATTACAAAGGCCTCTCTTCTTTTTAATCCACCTGGTGGCATAAGCCAATCTCTTTTATCTAAAGTATTCTTGTATGTCGGATAATTATGCATTCTTAATTTATCAAACATTTTTATGTTTCCACCTAATTCTTCAGTAATGTCCAACGCAGTTAGTCTGTCTTCTAACCCCTTTCTAATCTGTACCAGAGACCTATAGCTTGGATGCCTGCTACTTGGAGCAGGTCCAATTTCTTCCTGGGTCTTTTTAATTTTAGCCCTTTCCTTCTTGGTCCAGTTCTTTTTTCCTTTCCACGTTTTACCAAACATATCTGTTGTAGTAGGAGTAAATAAATTGTAATCATCCAATGCAGAGGAAGCATTTCTAGAATACGCTCCTGAAGGATCATTAGGAGAAAGTTTTATTTCTCCTCTAAATTTCTTCTCTCTAGCAAGTTTTAATCTATTATAGCCTTCTACCAAATTTTCTACTTCAACCAAGTCGGGATCTGTTGCTTTTGATCTTTTAAGTGTAAATTTTGGATTTGCTACAATATCTTCCAATAGATATTCAGGAACAGAATCTCCTGCTTCTAAGTTCTTAATCATTTCCTTTGCATCTGCAACAGCAGCCTGCTTATCTTTAGCTCCCATTTTTGAGAATCTTGACCACGGTCCTGGATTATCAGCTTCGTCTATAAGAGATTTAAAATTTTTAATAAACCAGTTTGCAGCTTTTCCTCCGCCAAACAAACCGATTCGTCCGCCTCCTTCCATAGGCGTTCTATCATCATAAAAGTCAGCTGCGTACGTCGGTTCACCCACTAATGGCGCAATTCCGCCTTCGGCCATGCCATAAGGGTCCCAATCGCCTTTATCCCTCAAATCTTCGACGGTTTTTGGCTCATTATTTAGAAATTTTCGCTTAAAATCTTCAACGGCTTGTTTATTTTTTCTTTTTATGTCTGCAATTGCTTCATCAGCGTCTCTGAGTAAAATTCCACGGTCTTTTTTCGTTTTTAACGTCTCTGGAAGCGTTTTTGGCGCTTTTCCGACCTGAACATCGCCTTTTTTTATTAAACTTCTAATACCTTTATCGGGAAAAGGGAGAACTTTGCCCTTTTTTTGCGAAAAATCCCAAATTCGGTCGCCTTTTGGACCTTTACTTCTTACAGGTCCCTTAAGTAAATCGTCAATGGTGATTTTTTTAGTTTCTTCCACCAGTTCAGGCTTTCCGCCTCTCAAAGGTGCATCTTCAGGTCTCCATTTAAATTTACCAAAATCCAAAGTCCTACCTTGTGCATCTTCTATTTTCTTACCTTCCAAAACATCCTGTAGTGTAGGTTCTTTTTTAATGGGTGGGGCTCCTTTCGTCTTGTTAAGATGCCGAACAGCCTCGTCCTGGATTCGCATCCACTCTGCAGGAGTCTGTGGCTCACGGCCCCACATGTTAACAAACTGTTTAAAAAATCTATTAAATATCTGCTGAAATAATCCCATTATTTTTTTCCGAATTTCTTTTTGTCAAAATGAATATTTCCAGGTGTTCGTTTGGCTTTTTTCATATAAACCTCAGATTGTTGGTCAGGGGTCAATGAATGCCATTTCTTTTGAACACTTTTATAAACTTTTTTAGTAGGTGCTTTGCTGGCTGAAACCGCTGCATGCTCGTCAATAAAATGCTCAGTCATAGCAGAGCCTCTACTTTTCTTAATCTTACGATTCATGGCTTGAATACGTCTATCTTGCCATGTGTCTGCAAGTTTAGTCGTACTAGGCTTAGATTTCTTCTTAATGATAACTTCACCTTTTCTAAGTGGTGGTTTAGGTTTTGATTTAAGAAAGGAAAGCGTTAACGTCTTACGCTTCTTAGCGCCTTTCATAATCGCTCCCATGCCCTTTGTAATTATGGTCATTTAATAATACTCATGTTTTCTGGGCGATGCTTTTGGATCGACGTAATCTTCAGGGTGTCTGATTAAACCTCCCTGTCTAAAACGCATCACGGCCTGAGTCATCGAATCAACTAAGTCGTCATGATCCCCGTAAGGGAATGCAGCGCACTCTTCGATTACTTCTTCTGCAAATTTCTGATCTGGCGCCCATATCATCCCAGATTCGAAAAGCGGTGCTACTGAATTTACTCTTACATGCTTATCATTTCCTTTACTTGGAGTAAAGTTAATAACTGGGATATCCATCTGTCTTAATTCATAGGTTAATGGCAGCCCAGAAGCCTTAGCTTCGATAATAACCGTCTCGGGTTGCCAGTATTTGTATTGTTGTAAAGCTCTTCGCCTCAATTCTGGAAATTCGTACCTTCCTTTAATTGCATCGAGCAGGATCAAATTTAAAGGACTATCCTGATCGGGATAAAACATTCCCCAGGTCGTAATAGCACTAAAATCAGCGGACTCCTTCTTCAAGAAAGCGGTATCGTAGCTTTGGATAACATGTTGAAGGGCTGGAATATACTCATCCTTATACGGACGCCACCATTCCCGTTTAATAAGCGCTCCCTCATCCGAGGTTGGAGACTGCATCCACTGCGCGTTCCATTTTTTAACGGGTAGGGTTGCTTTTACTTTTTCCAACTCTTCCGTGTTCCAGTATTCAGGCCACACTGGTCCATGGTCCATGAGTGCTGGAAATTCGATCACGGACCATTGATCACCCTTCACTTCCTTTTGATTTTTTAATAGCATCGCGGTCAAATCTTTAGTTGACCACCTTGTCATTACTAAAACAATCGAGGCGCCTGGTTGAAGTCTTTGTCTTGGACCTGAGGTGTACCATTCATAAGCATTTTCTAAAGCGGATTCTGACATCGCATCTTGCTCTGAGTGCGGATCATCAATAATTAAAAGATCAGCACCCCGTCCAGTGATTGCTCCACCGACCCCAGCAGCGAAGTATTCGCCGCCTTGTGCCGTTTCCCACCTCCCAGCGGCCTTGGAATCCTCTTGAAGTCTTGTATCAAAAATTTTGTGATATTCTTCAGAGTCAATTAAGTGCTTAGCCTTACGACCAAACTTAATGGCGAGTTCTCCAGTGTGGGTTGCTTGAATGATTTTTAATTTTGGATTACGGCCCACCATCCACGCGGGCAGCAAATAAGATGCAAATTCTGATTTAGTATGACGGGGTGGCATATTAATGATTAGCCGCTTTAACTCCCCCGTAGATAATTTATTAAATTTTTCTGCAACAAGTCTATGATGGGACCCTTCTATAAATTCAGGCCATACACACTTTACAAAAGACAGAAAGTCATTCTTAGCCTTGTTCTGAATTTTTTTTTCGGCATGCAGGACTTGAAGTTGTTTATAGGTCCTTCGGACATCCGCAGGTAATTTTGAAATATTTACAGTATTTAAGTCCATATGGTACCAAAATGTTTTTAACCCCCCTGCCTCTCTAAATCAAGCTCTAAAGTAAAAAGCAGTGGGACCCCTTTTTCTTTTAAGGGGGGTGGGTGGGCCCGTCGGCTTCAAGCATCTGGATTGGATTGGGTCCTACTTATGTTGGGGGTGGGAGGACCGAGCGCCGCGGAGCGGCGCTCGATATGCAACGAAGTATTTAACTTGTTGTTGGTGTTCTTAAGTTCTCATCTTCGTATTGTTGTTGTGTAATTGGTCTACGTTCGCCAAGTAATTCATTAACAAAGTAATATCGAGATGTACCCTCACTACGATGTCGCCAATCACATGACTTATACCAGGCACTATCAGCCGCAGTTCTCTTAGGCTCGTGTAGTCTGCCGAAATGATCAATCGCCATGTTGCCAAACTTTCTGAACCAATCATCTTGGCAACCTAACGAACAGAAATTGCCATTGTAATACATATGAGATCTCTTGCGAGTTTCATAATGCTTATCGCCTTTACTACCTCTTATTCTGTCTTTAGTTTAGCGCTCATTTCTTATCCTTATATTTAAGGTCAAATGTTGTGTTGACTTGATTAGCAACAAAGTTCATGCCTAAGAAAAAACCCATATATAAAAGTCTTTTGAAGCTTTCTCAAAGGGTATATGCATTTCCATATACTCAATTGCTTCTTCCTGTGTTTTGAAAGTACAAAACAATTTGTTTGTTTCTAGTTTTATATCAGCCATTAAGCTACCTCACATCTAGTTGGATTTGTGGCTTGTCTCCATTGATTGCCATTCTTATTTGGCTCAGCATTTAAATCCCAATAAAAGAAAACATCATTGCCATTCATAACTTGGTATTTGCCTTTTGTGTCTGTGTTTGGTTTTGTCCATGTTCCTTTACGAGTAATTATCTTGCTATACTTTTTAGCATAGTAAGTAATTAAGAATTCGTCATTATCTTGAACGAATTGTAGTATTTCATTTGTTTGCATATTGTCCTTTTGTTGATTGTTCATAATAGTGGGATAATGGACTATTATCCCACCATTGTCAAACACTATTTTGAGTGTTGTTCGTTGTATTTTTTTAAAGCCAAGAGTTTATCCTCTCTTGTCACTCTCTTGTTTTTAAGTGTAGCCAAATGATTTATTATATCAGCATTTGAAACTACAATTCCTTTAGATGTAGTTGCAAGAATATCGGTTTCATTTATTGTCAAACCCATTTTCTTACACATGTCGATTGATTGTTCAAGATAGACATGATCTCGCAAACCCGCTTTTATAACTTTCATTTGTTCTAAAATGGTTTCAATCCAAGTCGTATGACATTGGATAAGTTTGCTTTTTGCAATCTGCCAAGTCATAAGAATTGCAAACTCTTTTTGATCGCAACCGATTTGCCTATCTCGGCAATATTCTCTACCGATTAAATCAAGTTGATAATCATTATTCCACTCACGAGCATAACTCGTATGATTATCTCTACCACCACTCAAGCCGAGTTCTCTTGAATTGGCACTATCGATTTGTGTCCAATGAGGATTTGAGTGATTTTCTTCACCACTACCATCACCCCATTTTTGTTCAATGTTAATATCAGGATTACATTTTTCCCCTTTATTAACTTTACCTTTTAACTCATCACGAAAATAAGCATAAGCAAAATCATTTTGCCTAGAACTTTCTGAGCCATTTATATTTCCATCAAGTCGAAAATCAAAATGCTTTGTGATGTACTTATCGTCTTGCTCGTCGTGAGTACCACCCCATCTTTCTTGTTCATACTCATCTTCTTCGCCACCTTTTTGAGCCATATACCCAAAATGAAAACAACTATCTTTAGCAATAGTATTTACATTATCAAACTTATTTTGAAGATGATAAGCCATTCTAATATCTTCTGGGGTATAGCGTCGGCTTACTATTTCTTTAGCAAGTTTCCATGTTACATCTTGGAGAGGTTTTATTTTTTCCCTCTCTTGAAGAAATGCTTCACGTTCTTGTGTGTTCTCTTGTTCAAGGTATGGTCGAATAAAGACATCTAATATCTTTTTTCGATTTCCTTGATTGTTTCTTACTCTAGCCATTTATTATTCTCCTTTAAGTTAAAAATATATTTATAAGCTATTGACTTTTAAAAGTCAAGGGATTATATAGGAGGGTATGTTTTTAGAAAGTTTATGGTTTTATTTATTTTTAGGTATAGCTGGATTTATCTGGATATATTTAACTGAATAAAACATAGAGCCAATTGGCGCGTGGTGATAAATCAATTTATTGAATTTATGAAACGCGCCCTTGAGCCGAGATCCAATTGACTAGTCAGGAATAATCGCGCGTGATGTTAGTTGGATCTGGGGTCAAGCTAAAATGGTTAGCTAGCTCAATGCAACTGTAAATCTATACAGAACCTTTGCTTTTAGCTTGGCCAAACTTGAGCCTAGATCTGCCCTGGGGATGAATATTAGCCAGCGGATCTGGGGTCAAGTAAGCTAGGGGATATAAGTCGCAAGACTAAATTGGACTAGTAACTTGGCCAAGAAATTATGAAATATACAACTGTTAAAATATCTGAGATCCTCAAGCATCCAACAATGCGCCTGGATGCAAAATACTGGATTAAAAAAAAATTAAAAAAAGCTCCAAGCCACAAGCGGGCGGGTGGGCCCACGAGCTCCAAGCTGCAAGCTTGACACCTGAGCTGGGATAATGTAGGATAAGATTTTAACTTTAACAATGGAGGAATATGAAAGAAATATTATTTGAAGACCTGAAGAAGGGTGACCGTATCAAGCACAGCCATCTGGGCAGCAACCCGCTGGTGACTGGCATCATCAAGGAATCACCGCGCCAAGGCAGGGGCCTGAAGCAAACCATCCTGGTTGATGTGAAGGGCTCAGAAGTGGGCATGTTTGATGAGATCGGATCGATTTACTCGAACCAGATCGCAGCAGTCAAGCGCGACGGTGAATGGTACCGCGTGGACCAGAAGAGGTTGAACCCGATGAACGTGTTCCCGAACGCCATGCTGGCCAATTTATGAGTCTTAATCTGTTAAGATATTTTACTTCGCGGGATGAACATCTCCCGCGCAGCTACGTCCAGAAGTGCAAAAAATTTCTAAAGGAAATAAGCTCCAAGCTCCAAGCTTCAAGCGCCACGAAACAGACACAATTAAAAAGTAGGATAAAAATATGGAAAAAACACTAATAGTAAAAAAGAAAAATGTTTACGGTAATGAGTTAATATATCCAGTATGTCAAAATGCAATTTTATTTAGTTGTATTGCTGGATCAAAAACATTTTGTTCAACAACTATAGCCAACATTAAAAAGCTAGGTTATAGATTTGAAACACAGAAAGAGGAAATATGAAAGAAATGGAAAAATGGCTTAATACAGCTAAAGCGCCCCAAGACATAGTTTATTATAAGGGACATTTAGTTGAAGACAATACCAAGGAAAGACCAGAAGTACAAAAACTTGCTAAACTTTTTTTAAATGCCACTGGAAAAAATATAGTAGATTTATTTCAGAAAAAAATAAAAGCAGGAGGCCCAGGCGTTCAGCCCATATATGAATATTTGGCACGAATAAAGAAATGAAAAAAGTAACATTAAAAGTAAGCAACTGTAGCGTGGCCCAATGGTCCACGCTGCTGTTAGAGCTTAACCTTGTCGCAAAAAAATGGGCGCGGTTCGGTCCCAGGATCGAGCTGCAAGCGCCAAGCGTCGAGCGGATCCTGGCCCATGGAACAAGCAACAAGCCCCAAGCTCCAAGCCGCAAGCGCCACAATATGACCATGTTTAGATAGTATAAAATTTTATGTTAAAGAAAGAAATATTAAAACAAATAAAAAAACTACCTCTTAGAAAATTTGGAAGCGCTAAACATAACAAGCTTATAGCGGAATATGTTAAAACAACCAGATTTTGGAAAGATCGAAATGTTAAAGAAAGAAGCTAACAAAATAACTGGCGGTCTATCAGCTCCAGGCAAGATGCCTGAGGGCTCGTATAACCTGCCAGCTGCTGCCTGCCAGACTGGCGCTAAGCTCCGCCTGATTCCTGATACACCATGCTATAAGTGTTATGCATTCAAAGGAAATTACGTAAGATATCCAGCTGTTCAAAAAGCATTGCGACGACGACTGAAGAGCTTGACCCATCCGAGATGGGCCGAGGCCATGACTGTGCTAGTCAAAAAGAAAAAACATTTCCGCTGGCACGACTCAGGAGACATCCAGAGCGTGGACCATCTTAAAAAAATTTTTGAAGTTTGTAATAATACACCAGGGACCATGCACTGGCTGCCGACTCAGGAGCGCAAGTACTTGCCGCTGGGCTCATACCCTAAGAACTTAGTAATAAGATTATCGAATGCAAAGAACAACACCGCACCTGGTAAGGCCTGGACTCATTGGTCCACGGTCGTGGACTCAGGAGGCGACTGTCCTGCATCGAAGCAGGGCAACATCTGCGGCAGCTGTCGTCGCTGCTGGTCAAGAGAGGTTAAACATGTCACGTACCCCAAACATTAATCACGGAGGCTGGAGGGTTCGCCCCTCAGTCATCGACGACAATCATTATGAATGGTGCAAGGCCAACGGACGAGACACGTCCTGGTACAAGCCTCAAGCTTCAAGCCTCAAGCACCAAGCTCATCAAGGTACAAGCTGCAAGCGTCAAGCCCCAAGCAGCAAGCGTCAAGCTCCAAGCCACAAGCGTTAAGCTCCCTGATCCGTGAACCATGGAAAAGTTTCACGAGCCTCGGACCAAGGGCCTCGGCTAAGATAAAAGTATTTCGTGGATGTGCAACATGCCACGCAATTTGATGTGGTGAAAATTTGAGTTTGTTTCCCTTTGCGACTTTTAATTCAACAGTGAAAAAGTGCCCAGAATTATTATACCCCAATAGATCAGGCATGCCGAGTATGCTAAGGTTTTCAATACGATTCCAGATAATTCCTGGGGTTTTTTGCTTAAGTTTTTTATATAATTTAGCTTCTGGACCCATGTGCTTTTTAAGGGAACACTAGTAGTCATCTTTAAGCTTCGTGGGAAGAATGAGTGGGGATTTTTTTTGAGTTTTCATAACTAGTCTATGAGTAGAACCCGTATGACCCAGATAAGGAATAGCATGCTCATGCACTTCCATTCGTCTAATCTCATGTAGGTATCCATTTACTTCAACAAATAAAACTGCATTAGAAATAGCATTTCCCTGACGGGTGCCTGTTGCATTTGCTGCAGTAAAATTTGATAAATATTGTTGTAGGTCTTTGACTCTCACTATAATCCTGCTTTCCGCGCGTCATTTAATTTATTATTAATCGCGTCGTGCATCTTCTTATTCTCTTCCTCTAACTCTGTCAATCTTTCTTGTAATTTTCCATTCATTTTTTGATGTGATTCATTAATCTCAAGAGAGTCAGCAACTCTGTTGAACAAATCATTATTTTCTTTCTTAACTCTATCCAACTCATTTTGCAGATGATCACATCTAGCCTGAGCTTCCTTAACTCGATTCGTTTCAATTCCTTTCATAATACTTAACTCACCCTCAGCTTCTTGAGCTCGCTTCTTCATCTTCTCGAGAGGAGTTCTATCTTTTTTCATTTCACCAATAATACACGCAGCCTTCAAAGCGTCTTTCTTTAAGCGCATATCTTCCTGAATAGGAACAGCATCTGCGTAACTAACTTTATGTGTTGTGGCTATTTCCCAAAGTGTAGGGTTATCTTGTTCTTCCCCTTCGTTAGGTGGGTTGTTATGACCAATTCCAATTGCTTCCTCTACTCGGTCGGCATCTCTATATTTTTCTAGTTCCCTATAGCTCTTATCTGGAAATTCTTTGGACAATTCATGCATTGTTTTTTCTTTCTTCATATTGACTTTTTATCAATGTTACCTTAAATTGTCAAATATGGGAGTTCCAAAAAGATTAACTGAAATGCAAATGAGATTCGCTGAATTTATAGTATTTGGTGGCCCAGATGGGCCTATGACTCAGGGTGAAGCAGCCATAGCGGCAGGGTACAGTACCAAGAGAGCCCGCTCTGAAGGATCAGAGCTAATGAATCCCAGGCTCAGTCCATTAGTTGTTTCTTATGTAGGCAAACTCAAAGAGGAAAGACTAGAAAAGCACAAAGTTACTTATGATACACACGTGGCTGAATTGGCTCGGATAAAGGAGATGGCTTTGAAGAAGAACTCATTCTCTGCAGCGGTAAATGCAGAAACAAATCGAGGAAAAGCAGGAGGACTATACATAGAGCGAAAAATAATAAAGCATGGTAAACTAGAAGACATGTCAGAGGCACAGCTAGAAGCCAAAATGAAACAAATTTTAGACGATTACGCACCAATTTTAAACGTTACCCCAGAAGCTGCATTATTGGACCAAAAACCACAAGAAACCAAAACAAAGAAAAAACAAAAAGCACCAGAAAATATTGTTGCCAATCCGACATCTAATACACATTCAGAAGAAGAGAAAACCCCAGCGCCAAAAGCACCAGCGTCCAACCCAACAACATAATTTTATCTGGATTCCACATTAATTTTTCTAAGTTCAGTTATGACCCCTCTAGGGAAGACGTTCCGATCACTATATGCCTCATCCTTCGCGTCATAGCTAGCAAAAGTCCAAATGAATCTCTTAGTACGTTTATAGATATACGCAAACGTAACCATTTTAGAGCACTCGAACTTATCGAACTCATCAGCCGTAGCATGCCCGCCATCCGCAGTTATGTCAACCCAAGAAATCTTATAAAAATAATATTTCTTCTTATTGATTATGACATGCCTATATTTTGATTTCTTCCTGTGCATATAGTACTAAATACCACAAAACTACTTACACCAAACACTTTTATGGCTCGCGCAGCCCATTCACGACGTTTTATACGTTTTACGTTTTTGTAAAACGTCGTACATTCAGCTATATATACCAACGATAATCGTTCATTTCGACGTTTTACGTCCTATTTGAAAAAAAAATATTTTCAAATCAATTTCGTGGCTGACAGTACTATGTATAAAACGTCGTGCCTCATTTAAGACACATTTATGCCTAGTTTGTGCCATAATGTCGCCTTAATGTTGCCATCTTTTCTTCAGCAAACGCGACTTTAGCCAGCAATTTATCGATATCGCCAGTCACATCATGGTGACCTGGTACAACATCCCCTCTTATAAGAGCATCAATCTTTACCAATGCCTCTTCCCCATCTGCGGTGTACCGCTTGATCAGGGCCTGGAAGATTCTTTCTCTTATTGTGCCTGCGTCTCTCATCTTTGTCCTCCTTTATTTTGTTGTCTTCAAATTCTGCTAATAATTCCTTTTCGTTTATACTTGGTTCTCTCATAATTTCAAAATATGCATCAAGTCTCTTTAAAAATTTATGCTTCCACATACGCATTTCAACTCCTTGAAACCTGAATTCTTGCAAATATAGGTCAGGAGTACATACCATTATGATCCCTTGTTCAATACTAGAGCCATGAATATAGTCATGGGCCATGGCATATGCAGCAATCTGCATGTAATAGTCATCAATCCATTCCTTACGTTTGGGTGAGTTTGCTTGTTTAAAATCCACGATGGTGTCCATATCGTTATGCCTACAAATCAGATCCGTGGTCCCTGCATAAAGGCCAGGGTAGAACAACGTGACTTCACTCCCGTAATACTCATCAATCGGCGTGAGCCCTTTTTCAATGAGCTTGTTCGCCATTCCTTTAGCCTGTTGTCCTAACGAGGTAAGATCCTCATACCCTCTCCCAAGAATAAAAGCTTCAATGAACTTGTGCATTGACGTGCCTCTCTTGGAGGCAAGATTCTTGATCGCTTCAGCTTGAGACTCTCCCACCTTAGCCTTCCACTTCCTGATGAATCCCTGGTCCTTGGTCCGTGATAAAATAGTCGTGACGCTGGGCAATCTTGCACCCTGTACGTCGTACGTTCTATTTCCTTCATCATCGGACCTCGGAACACGGACATAATTATATCTGTCGTTCTTTTTCACTATCTTCTCT